TCATCAATTATATTTTGTATTTCGCAATTGGTCTTGAATGTCTTATTGCGAATTCCTCTTATAACTTCTCTTTCAGTTTCAAGATAGATAAGAAGATTATTAATATCTGTCTTTGCTTTCATAGTAATCTCAAATATTTCAAGTGGTTGTTTATTATATCTTCCTATATAAACTTCTAATAATTTATCAACCAAATCGCCGAGATTTTCATGAAAATCATCGAGAGTTTTATGAGTAGAATATTTCATAGTTGAGAAGTGATATAATTTAACTTGTCCTATTAAGCCTAAAAAATATTCAAATAAATTTTTTGTCGCCATATCCTAATAATAAAAATTAAATTAAATAATTCCAAGTTTCCTCATTAAAACATCTATCCTCAAAATCATCAATCATCATCTCTTCTCTTATTTCCCTAAATTTTTTCGCATACTTCAAATTAATGAAGTAGCGCCAAAGCAATCTTTTCTTATAATAAGACATTTTCTATAAATATATTTTCTATATAAAAAATCATTTTTTATTTATAAATATATGTCCATCGAAGATATTGACTATTTAAAGAAGAATAGTGTTAAAGAAAGTTTCTTATTTATCGTAGATAGTAAAGATAGGGATTATCTTAAATATCCTGACCCCAATTATTATACTATTAAGATGAATACACCTTTTAAAAATGTTATTGGAATTGATGTTCTTGATTATAGTATTCCTCGAACGATGTATTCATTAGATATTTATAATAATAATTTATATTTCTATATTGGTCATAATTCAAATGATTATATAGTTAATAATGGTTTAGACCCATTAAACGCGAATATGAATATATTTACGAAATTTGAGATGAATGTGGGAAATTATAATTTATTAACTTTCATGCCTACATTTAATTCATTGATGCTTACGAAAACAACAGAAGACCCGATTAATTATCCGGCACCAATCGAAATAATTACATATAGTAATCCACCAGAATTAACTAATGTAATTACTTTCACTTGTCAAAAACCATTTATATTAAATATGAGTGATAGCAGTATGGCGGAAACTCTTGGATTTTCTACGAATATTAGAAAAGAAGATGATAATATTAAATATAAATATATAAATAGATATACGAATAATTTAAAATTTTTGAAAATATTCCATAGTTATTATAATCCTAAAACGGATAGATTTGAAATTACAGCACCTGGTGTTGTTTTTTTCATAGGTGAGAAATATATAACTATTAGATCACCTGAAATTGAGGAACATTCATATGGGTCATTAGCATATAATAATTATAATCTTGGAATTGCTAAATTTAAAGTTAATACTATTGGATTTAATGAAGAAAGATTTGAAATACAGAAGATACCTTCAAGGGAATTTCATCCAATTGGCAAATTGTCTAAATTAACATTTAGATTTGAGGCATCTAATAATAATTTATATGATTTTAAGGGTGTTAATCATATCATAACATATATAGTTTATTATTATGCTCCCAAATTTAATTTAACAAATGAATTTATATCTATATTAAATCCAAATTATAAAAATAATTTCAATAATTATAAATTTGATATTGAAGATGAAGAAGAAGATGAGGAATTTTCCACAGATAATTTATTAGAAACTTATAAGAAGAATGAATTATTATATGAAGAAGAAGTTTAGGATTTCATACCACCTTTAAATTTCTCTACATATCCTATTAAATTTTCCAAATTCTGTTCGGTAAATTGTTCATTTGTTATTAAAGATGTTAAATCTTTTGTAGTTAATGAACCTGATGATAAACCATCTAAAATAGATTTCTCAAATTTGCTTAAATCTTCTTTCTTTTCTTCTTCTTTATTCTCAAATCTTTCTTTAACAGGTGCTGGATAATTACATTTACAACCAAAAAGAATAATGAAGAGGATAATGAAGGCAAGTAATAAAGAAAACATATTTAAAATATTATTATATTCAACCATATTCTATTTATTTAAAATATTTAATTATTTATAGAATATGACATCTTTATATCAGGCATTTGAAGATTTTGAAAATGAAACACCTCAACAACAATCACCACCGCCTCCACCTATGCCTCCTAAAAAAACTGGAAAGAAAGAGGTGGTTTATACTCCTCCGCCTCAGGTTGAAGAATATCAACAACCACCACAACCGCCTCCTAAAATGGAACATTTCACAGATTATTATCCATATGCCGAAAAACCCCAATCTCGACCAGCACCACAACCGCAATATAAATACCAATATTCATTTTGGGATAGAATGGTGATGTCTCGTAGAGAAGTTTTAAAATTATTCATATTATCAATAGTAGTTATTCTCGGTATTTCATTAGAGAAAATAGGATGTCATTATATTAATCAATATTTATCATCAAATGATTTAACAACAATTCAAGAATTATTGGTTCGTCTGTCATTCCCAATAATTGTATTTATAATATTATGGATTATTAAATCATTATAATATATTTATTTTTCTTAATTAGATAATGTCGAAAGAAGATAAATTTAATTTCATTATTAATTTAATTAAAAATAGTATTTCAGAGTTAATTAAAATATATTTAGATACATTTAAAAAAGAAGCATTCGTTTGTAGTAATATTAGAATTATTAATGATGCTATTGTAACAGTTCTTTGGCTATTTTTAATAGCTTCTTTATTATGGATGGGATATGAAATTTATTATAATATTTATTTATATTTTAAATTAACTTCATATAGATATTTTAAAGAAAATACTTTTAAATTTGCTGATAGTCCATTATTTAAACAATTGGAAAATATGTTCTACTTAAATGATTATTTTTCAATTGATTATGTATTATTAACATTTGTTTTAACAGCTATTTTTGTTGTTTTTAAATTATATATATTTGATTCGATTTTAAATGATAACGATTTACATTTTAGATATTTAATATTATTTTGCTATATTTCCGTATTATTTGCTTTTATTTATTATGTAATGAATTATACCAGTATTATAAAAGTAGGAAAAGAATTAAACGCAATTAATAGAATATTTTATACGAATATAAATACGAATTTTATAAATAATAAAAAGATATGTAATTATCTTGATAAAAAGAATGATTTTGATAATAATTTTGTTTATGGTAAATGTAATGATTTGAAATATAATATTAGTATTAATCGACTTTATGAATATATTAAATCAACGTTTGATGAAATTATTCGCGACTATTCAAATATAAATGTTTCTAAATTTAAAACATTAGCTGATAAAAATGGTGTGTTATATAAAGATAAGATAATATCCGCATTATTTACATTTCAAATTCTTAAATATTTTGTTGATAATAATTTAACAGAAGAAGCTAAGGATTTCTTTTCAGCTTTTAATATGATATATACACCAAATATTCAAATAATTAAAAAGAAAGTAAATCCAATATTATATTTGAATATTAATGAACTTATGATAAGTGATACTTCTATGTATAAATTTGAAGGAGAATTAAAGGAAAGTTTTTATGATAATAAGGAAGTTTTTGAATTTGTTAAAATGGAATATAATAAAATTCAAAATCAAATTCAAAATATTGTAGTTGATGTATATGATATATGTAATACTAAATTAATATCCGTATATGTTTATTATTTCTTGTTATTAATAATAATAATACTTTTAATTATATTTTATTATTATAATAGACAATATGAAATTCCATATATTTAATTATTTTTCTTAAATAGATAATGCCTATTAAAAAAGGAGGAGCAAATGAAGAAGAAGAATTTACAAAAAATTTAAAAGAAATTAAAACAAGCCAAAATTTAAATTTAGATGATTATAATAAATATTTGAAAGGAGATTATTTTAAATTAAAAGATTTTAATGAATTTATTGGAATATTTCTCAAAAAAAGATTAGAAGAATTAAAAGAAAATTTTGATAAAGAAGATATTAAATTAGATAAATATAAAATTTTATTAGATAAAAAATTTGGATTAGATAAAACAGAAGATTATAATGAATTAAAAAATGCAATTTTAATTATAGAAGAAAGAAATAGAATAAAAGAAGCAATAAAAAATAAGGAATATGACGCAAATCATATGATAGAAACAAAGAAATTTAATGAATTAAAAAATGTTGTTAATAAAAATCAATTTTTAAAAGATAAATATGATAAAATTAAAGAAAAATTGGATAATATTAAAATAGGTGATAAAAGTATTACAGACAGAATTAATTATGTAGCTACTACTGGTAAAATAGAAGATGATATAATTAAAGAAAAAGCAGTTCTTAATTTCGTAGAAATCGCCTTAATATTCAAAAGTGCTCTAAAATTCTTCACATTTGCCGGTGTATTTTTCGCATTCATCGTTTTATTTATATCCTTCTTAGGAATAGTAATTCTAATATATGATATGATATATAATACTATTAAATTATTCGTAAATTCTCCAAATTCTACGAATAATTTATCATTAGATTATATTAATAAATCGATTATTAAATGTAATAAAACGAATTATAAAAATGACCGTTATTATATCTTAACGGAACAAAAACAAAATTTGACCATATTTAATCTTGGAGCATACACATTATATCTCCTAATAATTTATCTAATTGCTTATTACGCTTGTGTTTTTATTTCTCAACAATTATCATATGAATTCATTGGAAAGATTAATGATATTGATAGTAATAATACATATCTATTTATGATAGCGCTTCTACTCGTTTATAGTTTTATACACCTACTTTTATTTAAATTCTTCTTTAAACCATATGTATATATTCCATATAAATCAATAGATGACGAAGAGAAAAATATAGATAGGATGATTAGTGAAAAGATACTTGTTAAAACTCAGGATAATAAAAATATAACATTTAGTGATTTTTTCGATTTATTATATGATGCTTCTAAAATTGATCAATTAAATTCTTATTTTTTACAACAAATTAAGAATAAAGATAATGAAAATTGTTTAAAACAAAAATTAATAATTTATAATTTATATGAATATTTACGTCAATATGTATATTTCGATGAAGATTTTCAAGCGAATTTTGTTAAATATTGTTCAAATGATGAAAATAATAAACCCGAGTATGATAGTGGAAATACTATAACCTTTATTTCTATGCTTAAAAACGATGAAGTAAAAATTATATCAAATTCTCATGAAAATTTAGATTTCATCAATAATTTAGAAGATGATTCGATTGAATTTTATAATCAAATAAATACGGAAGTTTCAAATATTATTAAGGATATTAATAAGAAAATTATTACTCATAATAAAACAACCCTCCCATTTTTTATAACAATCATATATATAATTTTAATATTCTTATTTAATTTTGCTATTGTTTATTGGGTAGTATTTATGATAAGAATAGCAGAAGAGGACGCATATCATCCACATATCAGAAAAGCTACTAATTATCTAAATACATATGTTTATGATAAAATAATAAAATTAATTTATAAATAGATATGATATTATATTTATATTTATTATTAGGTATTTTGATTTTGATATGTATATATTATTTAACAATTATTAAGTGGCATTTTGATTTTTATAAAACTATGGAAAATAGTTGTCTTTAATTAAAATAGAAATGGAATTATTTAAACTTCGATATAATTTATACAAATATCTAATTAAAGATGATTTCAATTTTAAAAATACAATAGAATTATTCAACGTTTTTAAAAATTTTACTTATATAATTATAACATTCTTTATTTTAATTTTCATAATTGGTTATGAATATCTCAACATATTTATAATATTTTTTATAATAATTCTTTTAATGTTCGCATATTATATTGAAATTATTTTAATTAAATTAGATGAAATTATTAAAAATAAATATTTTAAAAATTATTGTAATTATTATACTACCCTTAACAAGATTTTTAATATTAATTATGATAATATAAATGATATTGATAGTATTAAAAATAATCCCGAAGCTTCTTCGGTTGTTGATAAAATTGAGATGACTTATGGAGGTCGTGGATATCAATCAAATAAAGTATATTTAATAACTATTATAGGTAATATTAACGCAACGGCAAATATTAGATCATCAAGTGATGGAACTTTAAATGGAGAGATTTATAATTTATCCAAAGGCGAAGGAATATCACCTGAAACAAAACCAATTATAACCTTACTTCCTACAACACCAATAATTGATTATAAATTTCAATCATTAATACCAATAATAAATTATATGAATAATCAATTATCTTTAACAAATAATATATATATAACACCAATAGCAGAAGCTCAATTTAAAATATATGTTAGTAGTAATCATATATCAATGTCTAATATTAAAGAATATTCCTTATCATTTATGAATGTTTATAATAATATCAAGAGAAATATAGGATATATAGAAGATGTATTAACAGAGGATATAGAAGACCGTATTAATTTAATTAAAAAAGAGAATGATTTATTGAGATATATAGATATTTATGATAAGAGATATCAAATATTAAATAAATTTTTAGTAATTAATAAAGAAAAGAATGGAAATTTATTTAATATATTTCCGGTTAATAATACTGATTATAAAGAAAATATTAATGATACAACTTATTTAATAAATTTAGAAAATTTTGAAAAATATAAAGATAATTATAAGAATATTTATTCGAAATTTATTAATGAATTAGCATTAAATTTAAATAATTCTAATAATGATGATAAAATTTTTAAATCAATTGCGGAATTTAATTATGTTTTTTATCAATTATTAGCAATGATTATTATTATTTTAACCATAATATTTCATATTTTTTATATAAAATTATATTAATGGAAGGAGAAAGGAAAAGTTGTCCAAAAAATAAAGGGCAAAGGCGTAATAAACCATATGAATTTAAATCACTAACTTTCAAAAAATGTATTTTTTTAACAGATGATCAATTTAATAAAAATCTAATTCTTGAACCTAAATATACCTTATTTATTAAAAAAATAATTAGTGCTAATTCTGTAGATGATATAGATAATGCTATAATTAATGAATTGAATATAATTCATGAAAAATTGGTTAATATTTATAATCCAAGTGTTAAAATCCCTTATCCTATTTTTATTATGATTGGAAGAGAATTGGAAAAAAGTTCAAGTCTTTTTGATAATAATGATATGTTTCCAATTATTAATTTAAAACAATATTCGCCAACTGCTATTAAATATGGTAATGCTATTGTTAATAAAACAGGCGGACAAATGGTTATTCTTGATTATATAAAAAAGGGGTTTTTTAATTCTGGTTCATCAACAGATGCTGATATAGAAAAATATAATAAAAGTATGATAAATTCATATGAATTTATTGGAAATGTAAGGATATATATTCATATACCTTTCTTAACAAATGAATATAAATTCATATCTAATTTAAGTGATTTAACAGACAAATTTATTTTCTTTGATACGATTATTAATAGCGATTTTTATTTGAATATTACGAGAACTTCTACGTTTAATGATGATAAATTTAGAAAAGCAATGGAAAAAGCGAAAATGAATAAAAAGATGATAGACCTTATTATTAAAATTATTAAAACGAATGACCAAAGAAAATTTTCTCTATATGATGATTTAAATAATTTATGTTTCGATGGTGGTTGTGTAAGTGATGTAGGAGATGATTTTAATTCGCTTCTACCATCTTTCACAGACGACGAGGATACTAATACTAAAAATGCGAGAGATAAATCTCCTTTTATGCCTAATAAATGTATATCTAAAACGAATGGTTATTTATGTAATGTTCGTTTTGTTGAAGGTAATAAGGATATTAATGAATTTGTGAAAGAAAATATAATGAGTGAAATTACGGAAAATTTAATAAATCATCAATTTATAAGTAATTTATTAGATAATAATGTTGATTTGAATGAAGAAACAAGTAAGAAAATTAATGATTTGTCTCCTGTTAATCTCATAGTATCAATTATTAATAATTTTTTGAAGAATTTTTATTCAAATGACCTTAATGAAGATGAAAAAGAAAAACAAATGACAGAAAAAGAAAAGAAGAAGATTAAATTAAATCATTATTCAAGGGATTATAGTGAGAATATTATAAAAGAATTAGCATATCTTAAAAAAATGAATGGAATTCCTGAATATGTAATGTCATTATATTTTTTCAATATAACCGCGTTAGTTGATAAAATCGCATATATGCCTTTTGAAACTAATTTTCCAACTAATGAAAATGTTCTAAATTTTGACGATGAACGACAAGTTAATGATGTTATATATTCCTTAAATAGGAAATATGCTATGATTTTATTTAGAAATGGCTTAATTCCTATATATAATCTTGAAACTAAACAAATTATTTATTTTTTTAATAGAAATCTTGTAGTAAATCCTTTGGGTATGTATGTTAAAGAAGATGGATTATATATATCATATGAAAATAGTCAAGGAAATACACAGAAAGAAAATAAATTATTAATTAAATTAGTAGAAAAATGTGAATATTGTAATCCTCCGTATAGTTTAATATTGAATGATGAAGGATTTATAAGAATATATGGAAATGGTTATTATGATGCTACGAGTTTAGCATTTAAAAATTATATAGATGATGAAATTATATATACTAAAAATTTTAATTTGAATAGTATAACAGGAAGGAGATTAGGTAGTGGTGGATTAACCATGGATAATATAGATTTATTTGAAAAATCATTAAGAAATAAACAAACAAATGTAAATGAAAATTATACATTTTGTCAAAATACAAATAGTAGTTGTGTTAGATAATATTATTTATTTTTTTTCCATTCATAATTTAAATGAACGATTGGGAAATATTAGATTTATATTTTAAAGATCATAAATATCCTTTCACTAATCATCATTTAGATAGCTTCCGTGAATTAATTAAAACATATATTCCACAAACTATTAAATCATATAATCCCATTACTATGATTAAATTTAATGAAACTAATAAAAAAATTAAAATGAAAACTGATGTTTATATTGGTGGTAAAAATAGTGATGAAATATTTATCGACCATCCTATAACTTATGAAGATGGTGTTCAAAAGATTATAACACCAAATGATGCGCGACTTAAATCAATTACTTATGAAACCCACTTATACGCAAATGTTCTCATAGAAATTACAAATGAAGATAATGAAATTTTTAGACAAGTTATTGAGAAAGTAGCAATTGGAAGTATTCCTATTATGCTTCATTCAGACATCTGTGTTTTAAATGGAAATGGTAATAAAGTTCTTCAAAGATTGGGGGAATGTATTTATGATGGTGGTGGTTATTTTATCATAGATGGAAAGGAGAAGATAATTATAGCACAAGAGAGTGAAACTAATAATTGTTTAATCATTGGAAAATTAAAAGATGATGATAATTTCTCTTATAAGGGTAAAATTAAATGTTCGGGAGAAATTGGTGAAACTATTCTCGTTCCAAAAACAATTGAATTTTATTTAGTTAAAACTGATGAAGAAGTTACGGAAAAATATAGTAATAATCGTGGAAGTATTTATATAAATCTTCCATCTATTGAAGGAAAAATCCCATTATTCGTCTTATTTAGAGCATTAGGAATAGAAAGTGATAAGGATATATATGAAACTATTTTTGGAATTAATAATACTCCATTAGAAGAAATGTTTTTTCAAAATTTCATAAGACCATCTATTTATAATAATTATTATGAAAAAGATGGTATTAAATATTATATATATACACAAGAAGATGCCCTTAATTATTTGAAATTTAGAACTAAATATCAAACAATAGACCATATTAGATATATTTTCGCAGCCGACATATTTCCCAATATTAATCTTTTTGAAAATAAAGGGAAATATCTGGGATATTTGACAAAACAATTTTTCAACGTCATTTATAAAATTAGAAAGGAAAGTGATAGAGATAATTATTTCTATAAGAGGATTAATATTAGTGGTTTCTTATTAGCTGAATTATTCCAAGAGGCTTATATGAGATTAAGAAAGACCATTCGAGATACTATGGATAATTTCTATTATTTCGGTGCTTGGAAGAATACCAATAATTTCTCAAATTTCATTAATAAAGATAATATTTATCGTCTTATCCCTGTCGTTCTTATCGCTAATACCTTCGCCAAATCTCTTAAAGGTCGTTGGGGACTTGAAACAGATGATGACCCTGAATTAGGTAGAGTTCAAGATTTATCTCGTATCAGTTATATCGGCTATTTATCGCATTTAAGAAGAGTTAATATGCCTATTGATAGAAGTTTGAAAATAACGTCTCCTCATAAACTTCATTCACATCAATATGGAATTATGTGTCCATTTGAAAGTCCTGATGGAGCTTCTATTGGATATTTGAAAAATCTCGCATTATTGGCGAAAGTAACGGCGGGAACTAATCCACAATTTATAAGAGAATGTTTATTAGATATTGGAATAATACCTATTGAAAATTATAATCTTAAATATGATAGAAATATTACAAAAGTTCTTATTAATAATAATTGGTTTGGGATTACTAATGACCCTATTAAAATTATGAGAACTTTGAAGGCATATAAAAGAAATGCCTTAATAAATATCTTAACATCTATTTCATGGAATACATTTGATAATGAGATAAAGATTTTTGTAGATGCTGGAAGAGGCGTTAGACCTCTTATAATTCTTAATAAAGGTAATTCAGGTTTAACGAAGGAATATAAAAGTTGGTTTGATATGATTATAGGGAAACATAATAAATATGGGAAGAAAGAAAGAAGTGAGGAAATTTATTATAAGAATGAATATACTAATCCTAAAAGTTTAGAAATATTCGCAAAAAAAACCGATGAAGAAATCCTCAATATTCTAGAAGAAGATGGTGCTATTATTGAATATATTGATCCACAAGAAACAGATACCTCTTATATTGCTATGAGTAAAGCAGATATCAATAATTATCATACACATCTCGAAATACATCCTTCTACCATGCTAAGTGTCGTTTCTGCTAATATTCCTATGTGTAATCATAATCAATCTGCTAGAAATGTATTTCATGCCGCGCAAACTAAGCAGGCGATTGGAATATATGCTACTAATTTTAATAAAAGATTTGATACATTTGGATTTATTCAACATTATCCTCAAAAAGCCATTATTAATACTCGTCATGCTCAATATACTGGTAGTGATGCTATGCCCAATGGTGCTAATTTAATAGTCGCTATTATGACTTATACCGGATTTAATCAAGAAGATAGTTTAATAATTAATAGGAAATCTATTCAACGTGGATTATTTCATTTATCTTATTATAAATCTCTTTCTGCGAGTGAAAAGAAGGTTTCACAATATGAACGGGTGATTTTTGCTAATCCCATTAAAATGCGTGAAGAAGGTTATAAGATTAATGGAATTAAACATGCTAATTATACGCTTCTTGATGAGAATGGAGTTGTGAAAGAAGGTTCCTATATTCCAAAAGGTCAGACCGCGGTTGTATTAGGAATGATATTAATCAAAGATGTTCTTAAAGAGGTTAAACGAGGTTTATTCGTGGAACAAGTGAAGGAGACAACTTATAGCGATGTTTCATTAACTACTGATGAAAGTTATTATGGGAAAATAGATAAGGTATTCATTGGCTCTAAAACATTAGATGATGATATTCGTGTTTGTAAGATAAGATTTATGAAAATTAAAATACCTGAATTTGGTGATAAACATTCATCGCGCCATGGACAAAAAGGCGTTATAGGAATGATATTAGATGAGGAACAGATGCCTTTCACAAAAGACGGAATAAGACCGGATTTGATAGTTAATCCTCACGCAATTCCTTCTCGAATGACGATAGGACATTTGGTAGAATGTGTCTATTCAAAATTATGTTGTTTAGAAGGATTTATGGGAGATGGTTCAGTATTTATAAATTTAGATTATGAAAAAATTTATGATAATTTAGAGAAGGTTAAATATGAGAAATATGGAAATGAGATTTTATATAATGGATATAATGGAAAACAAATAAATTCGTCTATATTTATCGGTCCCACATATTATTTCCGTCTTAAACATATGGTTGCTGAAAAAATAAATGCTCGTGGAACGGGACCAAAAGTTCAATTAACGAGACAACCAACGGGAGGTAGAAGAAAAGCCGGTGGATTACGTATAGGTGAAATGGAAAGGGATAGTTTAATTTCCCATGGAATTTCTAAATTTATTAAAGAAAGTTTGATGGAAAGGTCTGATAGTTATAGATGGATTGTTTGTAATAAATGCGGAACTGCTCCTATTTATAGTAATAAGATTAAAGATAGTTTCTGTAAAAATTGTGGATGTAATGATGTGAATATCATAGAAACTCCTTATTGTTTTAAATTATTAACCCAAGAATTTGAGGCGATGGGTATTCAAATGCGTTTTAATTGTGATTATGCCGATCTTCAAGTAGAAGAAGGAAGATTTAGTGATGATGATATTATAATTGACGAAGATATGGATAATGATGAACCGGTAGAAATTAAATTTAAGGATAAATTCGCAAATCTTTCGATAAAAGAACTTATAGCAAAAATAAAAGTTAAATTTCCAAATATGAAGGGATTAACATTAAAGAAACGTCCAGAATTAATAGCAATATTAGAAGGAGCATCAAAGAATGTAGAAATAATTGAAAATAAGAAGGAGATAAATGAGAAATCAACGAAGAAAGAAATATTAGATGCTGTTAAAATTAAATTTCCTGATAATAAGGGATTAGAAAAGATGAAGAAAGATGAATTATTAGAATTATATAATGGAAAAAAGAATGTTATCACAAAAACTCTTATCCAATTAAAACAAGAAGTTAAAAATAAATATCCAAATTTTAAAATTAAAAATACGATGAAAAAAGAAGATTTAATAAAAATCCTTGAAATGACCGAAGAAGAATTCAAGAAGATTAAAGGTGGATTTGGAGATGATGATGAAATTGATGATAGTGGTGATGATAATAGTAATAATGATTTAGATGATAGTTTAGATGAGATAAGTAATAGTGATGATGATATAGATGATAGTATAAATGATAGTTTAGATGATAGTGAGATAAGTGATAGTGAGATAAGTGATAGTGATAGTGGTAGTGATAGTGATAATAAAGGTGGTGGAGAAATTAATAATGATAATTTTGTTGATGAAATAAAAGTAATAAAAATATAATTAATTGATAGATAAAGATGAATGATTTATATTATAATATTATTATAATTGTTTTAGTTCTTGTTCTATTTTTAGCATATATCTTAATAGCATATTTTTATAATTCTTATAATAATTATAAGGAAGATGTGGATGATAATTTTGATAGAACCAAGAATTATATAAATTCTACTATGACTAAAATAGATACTAATATTCGCACAAGTGTCAATGAAAATAATAATAAAATTACTAATACTTGTAATTATATAAATGATATTAATTCAAAAGTTAATAGACTTGATTTAAGAACGAATGATAATTACGATACTTTAAATAGAAACATTAATTCAGCTAATTCAAATATTAATAATACTAATATTAATTTAAATACAACTAATTCAAATTTATTAAATAATCAAATAAATCTTAATAAATTTGATACAAATTTAAAACAATTCTTTCAATATAAATCAAATGGAACTACTATTAATGATGCTATTTTTAATTATCAATTTGGCGTTTCTCCAAATCTTTCATTAGACTTATTAAGAAGTGTGAATGCTATTTCTGGTATGACCGTTCAAACAGATAATACTAATAATTTTAGATTATGTGATAAAAATTCCAATTGTATGGATATGAGTATAGATAATCAAGGTCTTAATATATTCCCTACATCATCTACTTTAAATAGTAATAATACCACAAATAATATCTATATTTATGATAAAACAAAAACAAATATTATCGCCAAATTTGATTTAGCAAATAAAGGAATTTATTTAGGAGGTGGTGGAGAAAATGCTGGGATGTATATCAAAGA